CTTGACAAGTCCCTGCAGGTAAGGGCTGGTGTGAGCCAGGCGAGCCTGCATGGCTCCCAACATCGCGTGGACTGGGGCGGTGTAACAGTGTTCCAGACCGGAGACGTCGAAGGAAACGATGTTGGGGTAAGTGGCCATCTTTCTAAACATAGAGACAAGCCCCCCATACCACGGCGAATCACCTATCGCAAGTGGCGACGCTAGCGAATTTTCAACTAGCTGATCCATCATCCCCTGCAACAACCACCGGGTTGGCACAAGGAGTTCCAGGGGCCCAACCTGGATGACTCTTTCGTCGTAAAGGGCCTTTTTTATTTTCAAAAACTCTCTCTTCGCAACACAAGCAAAACTAAACACACGATCAGGTTCGGCCTCTTCAAAGGAAGAAATCATCTGCAAAAGCTCATCAGCATGCTGCCTGACAAACTCCCGCTTAGTCCCTTGGAAGCGCACTCCACACCCGGCGTTCAGGTTAAGTCCTGAGACTATACCGTCAATAGGGGTGAGCACATTCTTCCTCGGAACCAGCGGGGCAAGAATCATCTCCAATATCCGAGAACCGACAAACAAAGTAGAATAAGAATACAAAGTGGGCGCAGGTTTATTATAGCGCGCAACAGTAGTGAAATATGAATGTACAGATGAAGGAGCGGGAAGAAACCGCTCCGACCGAGCGTAGCGCGAGCCCGCATACGACTCGAACAACGACTCGGTCGCGGCGATGGCCCTGTTCCGGTCCAACATCTTAGTCAGAGTGGAACTGGGCCGATGCCGCTTTAGTCCGCACGGCCGGAAGATGGGGGCGGTGAACCCTGGGTCCTCGGCCGTGAACAAAAAACCGTCTCGAGCAGCTTCTCTGCCGAAATCGACTGGCCCAAAACGAGCTCGCCGACCGTAACAGCGCTGATGTGGACTCCCGCAAGCCTGCCCCCGACGATGATCGGGGAACCGCAGAATCCAGGTTCGGGACGGTCTCCTGGTCCGTACTTCACAGTCAGTATGTTGTCATCATTGGCGACGACAATGCAGGGTGAGATCTTCATTATCTCGTGCCCTTGCTTGCCGTCCGGATTCCGCACTGAATGAACAGCAGCGGTGCCTTTCTTGATGCCTGTCTTTGCTTCTTTCTTCTTGAGAGTCTTGGCACAAAGCTCACCCGAAGCGGGCCAAGAGATCAAATCGTATTTGTTGTCACCTGTGATGGAATGGCAGCAGGGAACCAGCTCGAAAAGCTCGCGCCTCGCAGTGGCGGGGCCAACCAAGAAAAGGCCTTTCCAAGCATTCTGGATGGGCTTGCCTGCCTCATCAACTTGAGAAATACGAGCGGCGAAGGGGTGTGCTACGGTAACCACACGTCCGGAGACGGCGGTAGCGTTCACAACATGGTTACCCTCGGAGTCGACAATCGCAAGCGTTGAGCGGCTGACCCTGCCAGAATCAGCAAGGAAAGACTGAAATTCGGCTGGAGCTGGTACATCAGTGGTGTTGAGCTTTTCGATAGCCTTGACAGCTGTGTTCGTGACAACTTGTTCAAAGACATTCCTGTAGCGCAGTGCTTCTTTCCTGTCCATCGTGTGGTAGGGCGGTTTCCACGCCCCACACACTTCGACCGAAAGAATGCTGGCCAAGATGTCCTTGGCTTTGTCCGCCTCGAACTCAGCCTTGCTGGCGTAAGATTGCTGAATATCATTCAGAGCGTAAAGGTGTGCGATAGTGTCGTCAAAATCTTTGATGGTCGCATGGATGTACTCCACATCACGTCCGGATTGGTCATAGAAAGCGTCTTCAAACACTTGGCGGAGGTTGCGGTTCGGCACGTCAACAGTGCCAAAAAGAACCCGCGCTACGCGGTCAAAGAGCTCGTCTACCACCATCACGGCGCCTGAGAAGGTTCCAATGATGTCTCTGACGACCTGGATCGGACCTTGTGTCTGAGCAACTGCAACGGGGGCTTGAGGGAATGGAACGCTGACCGCTTCAGGTAAAGAAACCGGAGGTAGGGGCACG